CGCCCGAGTAATCGAGCGGAGCAAACGCTTCTAATTCGGTGGAAGTCTGACGGCCCGGTAACGGGCGCAAGGTAATACCGAGCCAAGCCTGAGTGATCAGGAAGGTGTAACGACTAGGACGCAAGTCCGTAGGGCTAACGATGCCCGAAGTGGAGCGTACCCGTAACTGGGTAAAGATATAGTCTGAACCGTTGAGAAATCTTCGGCAGTCGTGAAAGCGACGGGCGTGAGACATCGAATCATGCTGAACATATTTGTCGATGGCGAGTTCGCAATTCCAGGCAATAAGATCGGATATTCATTCAATGCTCGGATTTTACTAACGAAGTCCCTGATGTGAGTGATCACATCTGAGAATGGTGAGTATTGCAAGAAACCCCTAAAGCCGCACTGCTACAGCACAGTCGGAAACGACAAATGCGAATGCTAAAAAGTGTGTGGATACTATGGGCAACTTGCAGCGACGACTTGGAAACAGGTCGGAGTTCAACGACCAGCCGAAAGGCGTAGGCTCAAGCGAGCCGAAGTACACCACGTCTCCAATCGGAGATGATGACATGGTCTGCTCTATCGGGAAACCGATAGCTGCCGCAAGGCGAGTCCGACAGCGAATCGGGCTGAACACAAGGTCCCGTTAGGTTCCGTGGCCGCGTAGGCGATGCCATGCAACCCGAGGATATCCGAGAAGTACCGTTCCCCATTACCGTTAATCGGTTGTGGGGCCAGGATATGCAAATATCCGACCAGGATCTGACGATGACTATCGACAGATTCGGTGAGCGGTACATCGAACCAGCCGTAGAGATCATCGCTAATTTGATCGACTCGGAGGGAACAGATCAGGCACTGAACGTATACAACTTTGTGGGAGTTCCTGGGACGACCCCGACCACATTGAATACGTACGCAAATACCCGCTATGTGTTGGCGAACCACGCTGCTCCGATGCAGGGTGGGAAGCGAGCCATGGTGGTCAGCCCCGACATGGAAGTCGCGGTCCTTGGGTTTGGGCCTAACCTGTTCAACCCGGTGACTGAGATCAGCCGCCAGTACATGGAAGGCACCATGGGGGTGGCGCTTGGATACAAGTGGTCGATGGACCAGAATATCCGGCGTCAAACCGTTGGCTTGACGGCCTCAAGCACTCCGCTCACTGTTGGAGCCAATCAGTCTGGTGCCAGCCTTCTCACGAATGGTTGGAATACCAGCACTAAGGTTCTGAATCAGGGAGATATTATCGCGATCGCGGGAGTTAACGCGGTCAACCCGATCAGCTACCGGAATACCGGCCAGCTTCGCACTTTTGGTGTGGCGCAGGACGTGACTTCGGATAGTTCGGGTAATGCGACGATTCCTCTGAATCTGGACATTAACGCCGATACCAACAGTCCGTTCCAGACCGTTGCTAATCTGCCGGCGGCATCGCAGGCGATTTACGTGTACGGTTTGACGGGTGCGACTCCGCTGGGGACTATCTCTGGTGTGTCGAGCCCGACCTCGCTGGCGTTCGATAAGCAGGCATTCACCCTGGTGGTTGCTCGCTTGGAGAAGCCGGGTGGGATGGAATGGTCCGAGGAGGTTTCGAATCCGCGCATTGGCCTTAGCGTGCGACTGGTTCGGGGCTACGACATTCGCGGGAATATGAAGTTGACGCGTATGGACGTGCTCGGCGGATGGGCGACTCCTCGCCCAGAGTTGGCAGTAAGGGTCCAGGGATGAGTGTGGGGTTGCATTGTTCGTCTGAGTTGGGGTATAATAGGAATTAGAGGATTCCTGTGAAAACCTACAAGTTAACGAACAAGGTCACCGGCATGAGTTATATTGGAGCCACGATACGGCCCCTTGGCGATCGGCTGAGGGACCATTGGAACGCGGCGCGTCATGGGAGAACAACCCTGATCTGTGACGCTATCCGCCAGTTTGGAAAAGAGGCGTTTGTGGCTGAGGTCCTGGCTTCAGCAGATTCCTTTGAGGATCTGATGATGTTGGAGATTGCGGCAATTAAAGAACACAATACTCTTACTCCCAATGGCTACAACCGCGCAAGCGGAGGTCTTGGAACGCCAGACTGTAGACATCTCGAATCGACTCGTCTTAAAATCGCCGACAAGGCGAAGGGGCGGGTTGTTTCTGAGGAAACAAAGGCTAAGCTATCGAAGGCATCTAAAGGTAAGCCACAGCCATGGAATGCTGGTTCAACCGGCAGACCAGCGTGGAATACCGGAATTCCGGCTAGTCCAGAAACAAAAGCCAAATTGACGGCTATGCGTACTGGCAGTAAGAATTGGAACGCGCGGTCGATAGAGGTTAACGGAGTTGTTTATCCGTGTATCCTTGATGCTATCGCGGGATCTGGATTGTCTAAGATGCAAATTAGGTATCGCCTCCAAAAAGGACTTATACGGTACTGCAACTCACCTTATACCAAGGGTGATAGAAAAAAGGAATTACAATCATGAAAACCTTTACAAAACTCGCAATTGCTTTTGCGCTTTCGGCGGCAGCCGCTTTCTGCCAAACTGGTTTCACGACCACAACTCTCACCAATGCGATCAGCTACCGTGGCCAAAATGTTGGCTATGGTGGGACTAGCTCGCTGACGGTGGGTAGCACCTCCGGCATGACCGCGCCGGCCCTTAATACTGATTACGGTTCGATCGGTTCGCCGACCGCTCCGAATATCAGCTTCATCCTCATCGACCAAGAGTTGATGCGGGTGAACTCTGTACCGAGTACCACTGTTGTTGTGGTGGAGCGCGGAGTACAGGGTACGAAGGCTGCTGGGCATAATGCTGGCGCTACGGTGTATGTTGCCATTGCTGCACAGTTGTATAACAGTGCTCCAACTGGCTCTTGCACGGCCTCTACCTTGGCGTATCTTCCGGTCTACAGTTTCACGACTGGGCAGTTTTTCAACTGCTTGACGACCGGCCCTACGGCTAATCTGTGGTCGGTGAGTGGCACTCAGGCACCTTATACGTGGTCTGATGCCAGCTTCTTCGTCGGTCCGGAAAACTGCGTTGGTGTGACAACGGGTACTGCGGGCACTGGCAATAACACGATGATTCTTGATGGGTCGGTTCCGGCCCTGAAGATCAGCGCGACTAGTGCTGGCGCTTCGGTGAACACGTTCAGTTGCACGATTCAGGTGCCGACGACTCGGTCGTCTGTGGTGACCGGTATTACTGTGCAGTCTATTAACGCACAGTATTCGGTTCAAACTACTACGGCTACGAGTCAGACCCTCAGTACTCTAGCTACCTTCACCAGCCCGGCTCCGGCTGCTAGCGAGACCGCTAGTTCCGCGACTCTGGTTGCTGCTGGTGGAACGATCACCCAGGTGCCTGTGGTTGGATCGGCCAACTTGACGGCGGTGAGCGCTGGTAGTTACTACACGTCACAGGCAAAACTTGGGACTCCGTTTACATTCAACACTCCCAATCAAACGCTTGTATTCACGTTCAGCATTTCTCAGTCCGCCTCGGCGGCTCAGATTGTGACGCTGGCTGGACTTTGGGTTAACGCGTACGCAACATCTGACTAGGTAGTATAACCTAGCAGGGTAACACACTTTGGCGGCGAGGCTTAACGGCTTCGCCGCCTTTTCTATTTATAGAGGAGCATAAATGGCCCGTCAAAATCTCACGTTAGCCCTAACGACGGGCGTTTGGACTCGTCTTTCGGATCTCGCTACTGCGGCAACAGCCCTTGAACAGTTACCTCCGCAGTGGGTGGTAAATTTTTCAGCACAACTAAAGGCGAATGGTGCTGGTTTTTTGGCGCAGATCGGGTTAGGCATCCCTAACGGGGTTACACCAACAGGAGCTAGCGGGCAGTTGACCTCTCAGATTGCTCCGTCTACGCCAACTGCTCCCGGTGGCCAATTTTATCAGAACCAGAGCGCCTACGGGTCGCCACTCGCTGGGCTGGTAGATATTACGCGTGCCTGGGTGAACGGCACAACCGGAGACTTTCTGATTATTTCGTGGGATTCTACTCCGTAAATGCGCACCCTTGCTCGCTTCACTTCCGTCAGTATTACGTTGCTTGCGATGGGTGCGG